ACACCTATATCGCTAAGATGGAAGTTGGGAGTAAGTAAGCAATGAGAGACATGAAAAGTCTAGTTTTTCCGATAGTGAAGTGTAATGAACTGGCTAATAACTAAACAAATCTTACAGAAAACTTGGTTCTACATCAAAAATTATTGGTGGGTTGGAGCACTAATCGCATTAGGTTTTGTGCTCCACAAGTTTTTTCTATTTGATAAAGATGTTTTAGGTGGTCTTTACGAAGAGAAAGCAAAACAAAACGAAAAAGAACTAAAAATTATAAACGAAATTCACAAGCAGGAAAAAGAAGAAAGAGAGAGTGTGCGTTTAAAACATAAACTTATTATTGATATTTTAGAAAAAGGCCACAGACACAAGATTGAACAAGTCAATAAAGAAGAACAAAAAAGAATAAAGGAAATAGTTAATATACCGGAAGAAAATAGGATTAAGGCTCTCGCTACCGAATTTGACTTAGAAGTCATTAAAATTAAAGGGACACAACAATGAAAATTACTAAAACACTTTTAAAACAAATTATTAAAGAAGAGTTAGAAAATGCTCAAGAAAATTATGAAAATGATTTAGAAAAAGCTGCAACTTTTTTTAGAGACTTTTATAAAGAAATATATGGAATTAAACCCGATGTTGGAGAGTTAAAATTAGAAGACATTGAAGAGAAAATTAAAAATTTGTTTGATGAACAGGAAGTAAAAAGGTTTGCAGATTTAGTTAAACAAGCAAAAGAAACCTCTCCAAGTTCAGAAGACCCAATAGGAATGAGATCACAACAATGAAAATTACTAAAACACTTTTAAAACAAATTATTAAAGAAGAATACGACAAAGAGTCTAAAAAACAAGCTACTTGGATTACCGACGAATATGGCATTGCCACATGGACTTATAAAGAATGGACTTTGAAAAAATTTGAATCCGACGAAATTCCAATTGTTACAGGCCCTAAAGGCACGGAGGTTGGGATCGATCCAGAGCGTTTAAGCGTGAGAGGGGAAGGTGAAGGGGATGGATATGTTCACGGCCTCGCTGAAGTTGTAGAAATCCCTATAATAGTTCTTAAAGAACTTATGAAATATGTTTAAAAAGATAAAAACTACAACAATCATCTTACTAATAACCCTCTTACCTGCTTTTTGTTTTGCCAGTGGTAAAATCGCTGCGATAAAAAAAGGGCAAAAAGCACCCTACGATGGCATCCTGCTTGATAAAACAGCAGAAGCTACAATAACCGCAAAAAGAGAGTCCGCAGTTAAGATTTGTGAAATAGATAAAAATTACACAGTCAAAAAATTAAAAACAGAGTGTAATTTTAATAAGAGACTTTTAACGATAGAAAAAGAAGCAGATAAGAAAAGATATAATAATTTAATGGCACTTAAAAATGCCGAAGTCAAAAGATTAGAAACTACTCTTAAAAAACTACAAAAACCAGATTATAGTAAGTTATGGTTTGTTGGCGGTTTCGTAGCCGGTGTAAGTTTATCCATCGGCATTTTTTATACCGCAGCCCAGGCGAGCAGATGAAAAAAGATTTAAATGAAGTAGCAAAAATAGAACAGGCTATTGAAAAACGATGGGGTAAGGAAGCAGTTGAAAATCCTGCCACCCATTGGAATGAAGAAAAAGAAAAAGAATATTTAGAACAATTAAAAGAAAAAACGAGTAAAGAAGAACGATCTTCAACTACTCGTGAACACGATGGCATTTTAATAACCTCAAAACTATTTATTGATAGAAAGGCTGATAAATGCCCTATATGCCATAGTTTTAAAATGTCTAACATTGACAAAGTTATGATAAAAAAGATAGGGCACTGCCAGCGTTGCGAATGGAAAAAAAACTAATGTACGAAGATAAAGTTCACAAAATTATTCAAGGTATTGCCGCAGCAATGGCGAACTCTTACGATGGGGCAACTGACGAAAAGGGTGATCCTATTAAGATTGGCCTTCGCAGAGAGGAAGGTAATCCTATCTTAGACAGCCGTGTTATGGATGGCTTTGGATGTAAGATCCAAGGCGACCTCCTAATTGTTAAATACAGTACCGAAGAAAACATTAAGGGCCTTCGTGGTATTCATCACACGGGCTTAGAGAAATACCAAAAAGAAATTGAACAAAGAATGGCTGACATTGTTAAGTTTATTAAAAAAGAAGCTAAAAAAGCTACTGGTACTGCTGTAAACTTAAAGTTGGATGGTGAGATCGATATTCTTATTCAGCCAATGAATAAACTTCGCACTATGGTTTCCGCAGTTGGGATATACAAGATTGCTGGTATGAAAGCTAAAAAAGATCCTAAGCCAAAAGGTAAAGCAAAGAGTGAAGCAGATTTTTATAAGAGCTTTATCTCAAATCTTAAAGAAGAAAAGCAAAAGAAAACTCTAGGTTATAAGCCTTTTTGGCGTAAGTCCTAATTATTTAGATGGCTTTTAAATTAAGTAAAAAGCAAATTGTAGCTGAAATTATCCGCTGCGGAAAAGAGCCTGTCTATTTTATTAATAACTTTTGTAGGATTTCTCACCCGTTAGAAGGGACAATTCCATTTAAACTTTATGACTTTCAAGGTGAATGTATTGAAAAGTTTAATGAGCATCGTTTTAATGTAATTAATAAAGGCCGGCAGCTAGGTATCTCAACCACAGCAGCCGCTTATATCTGCTGGATGATGCTTTTTCACAGAGATAAAAATATCTTAGTTGTAGCTACTAAACTTAGTACTGCATCTAACCTAGTAAAAAAAGTAAAGTATATGATGAAATCGCTTCCAAGTTGGATGATGATTGCTAAAATTACTACAGACAATAAAAACTCTTTTGAGCTAGCTAATGGCTCACAGATTAAAGCCTCTTCAACTTCCGGCGATGCTGGTCGTTCAGAGGCTCTTACTTTATTGGTGATTGACGAGGCTGCTCACATTGAAGGTCTTGAGGATCTCTGGACAGGTCTTTACCCCACACTATCTACTGGTGGTCGCTGTATTGCTTTATCAACCCCTAATGGCGTTGGTAATTGGTTTCATAAAACATATACAGAGGCACAAGAAGGAAAAAACGATTTTTACACAATCAACTTACCATGGTCGGTTCACCCAGACAGAGATCAAGAGTGGTTCGATAAAGAAACTCGTAATATGTCTCGGAGACAAATTGCTCAAGAGCTTGAATGTTCGTTTAACTTTTCAGGCGAAACACTTATCCATGGTGAAGATCTGGAAAGAATGCAACAGTCATTATGTGATCCAAAATATAAAACAGGACACGATAGAAACTTTTGGATTTGGGAACCTTATGAATCTGGCAAAAATTATGTTTTAGTAGCCGATGTTGCCCGAGGTGATGGTAAAGACTTTTCAGCATTTCAAATTTTTGAAACTGATACAATGACTCAGGTAGCTGAATATCAAGGCAAACCAACCCTTGATGTCTATTCGGAAATGATTTTTGAAGCAAGCAGAGAATACAGCTTTTGCCTAACAGTAGTAGAAAATAACTCTATTGGTATGACCGTACTAGATAAACTAAGAGAAAGTAGACATCCAAATGTTTATTACTCAATTAAACACTCCCACACATACATTGATATGTATGAGGCTGAAAATAGTTCAAATGCCGTTCCTGGTGTTACAATGTCTTCTAAATCTAGACCCCTAATTATTGCTAAGTTCGAAGAGTTCATTCGTACAAAGCTAATTACAATAAGGTCTAATAGACTAGCAAACGAAATGAAAACTTTTATTTGGAATAACGGCAGGGCAGAAGCAATGAGAGGCTACAACGACGACCTAGTAATGTCATGTGCTATTGGCTGTTGGATCAGAGACATCGCTTTAGTGGCTAACAAAAGAGAGATGGAATATAAAATGGCTTTTGCTGGCAACCTTACAACGACAAAAAAAGAATTTAATACTAAAATTCCTGGTCAAATAGGTTATAATAATCCAAACAAGAAGTTACGACAACAACATAACCAATACAAAAATTTTGCTTGGTTATTTAAGGGATAAAAATGGCAGACCAAAATAGAAATCCAAGAAATAATGTTTCTCCACTCTTTAAAGCTTTAACGAGAATCTTTTCCGGTCCTATTATTAATTATAATCAGAGACAGGTAGCTCTTGATAGAAGAAAGAACTTAAACAAGTACTCAAGTAAATTTAAATCATTAGCAGGATTGGACTTTAAGAAGTCTCGTTATAATCCATATGATTACATGAACTCTGCTATTATGGTTAATCATAACCGAGCAGAACGATATTTAGATTTTGATCAGATGGAGTACATGCCTGAGTTGGCATCAGCACTGGATATTTATGCCGATGAGATGACAACCCATAGTATTCTAACGCCACTGTTAAAAATTGATTGTCACAACGAAGAATTAAAATCTATTCTTGAAGAACTGTACTACAATGTATTGAATATCGACTCTAATTTATTTAGTTGGTGTCGTAACATGTGTAAATATGGCGACTACTTTCTCTATCTAGACATTGATGAGAAAATGGGTATTACTTCAGCTATTGGTCTTCCCCTTAGAGAACTTGAAAGATTAGAGGGGGAGGACAAAACAAATCCAAATTACATTCAATACCAATGGAATAATGGCGGGTTAACTTTTGAAAACTGGCAAATGGCTCACTTTAGAGTCCTTGGTAACGATAAGTATGCCCCTTATGGAACTTCAGTCTTAGAATCAGCCCGTCGCATTTGGAGACAGCTAACTCTAATGGAAGATGCTATGATGGCTTACAGAATTGTAAGGGCACCAGAAAGAAGAGTTTTTAAAATTGATGTTGGTGGTATTCCACCAGAAGACATTGAACAGTACATGCAAAAAGTTATTACTAACATGAAAAGACATCAGTTAGTAGACCCAGATAATGGGCAAATGGATCTTCGTTACAACCCAATGTCTGTAGAAGAAGACTACTATTTACCAGTACGTCAAGGCTCCGCAACAACAATTGAGAGCCTTCCAGGTGGCCAAAACGCCGCAGCTATTGATGATGTGAATTATTTAAGAGATAAGATGTTTTCAGCTATTAAGATTCCAAAATCTTATTTATCCCAGCTAGACCAAATGCCTGAAGAGAAGACTACCTTAGCCCAAAAAGATATTCGTTTTGCTAGGACTATCCAAAGGTTACAAAGATCAGTCGTCGCAGAACTAGAAAAGATTGGAATTATCCATCTTTATACTTTAGGGTACAGAGGCGAAGACATTATTTCGTTTAATCTATCTTTAAACAATCCAAGCAAGCTAGCACAGATTCAAGAACTAGAGTTTATCAAACAGAAGTTTGAGGTTGCTGGAGCAGCCCAAGATACAATGTTCAGCCGACGCTGGATTGCAGAGCATATTTTTGGCTTGGATAACGAAGAGTTCCTTAGAAATCAAAGGGAACGGTACTTTGACAAAAAGATGGATAAGTCATTAGAAGCCACGGCAGAAGAGCCAGCTTTTGATGCTCCAATTGGAGGAGGCGATCTAGGCACCGGAGAATTGGGTGACGAATTGGGTGGTGAAGAACTGGGTGACGAACTAGGTGGTGAAGCTCCCCTAGAAGCTGCTGAGACTGCCGCAGACACACCAGATACACCAGAGGCCGAAGAAGGGACTACTCCGCTTCTAGTAGAGCCAGGAGCGGCAAAGAGAGATGATGGCATGAAGCCGGTTAAAATGACTTTTAAAGACGGATCAGAAATGTATGTTGGAAAAGGTAAAGGCAAGCGTTATAAACCAGTCCCATTATTTAAAGACGGACGTAAGTCTGCCGGTCGTAAAAAGAATTTTTTAAGCACGGCAGGGGCTTCAAAAGATATTAAACAGTTGGGCCGTGGTATGGTTGAGAATAAAGAAACTATTTAT